AATATCCCAATAAGGCTCTGGAAAAAATACAGGATCGTTATCTCTGGCGGGCTTTCCAATGAGCATTTTGTGAAAGCTCCAAACAAGACTATTGCCAGGTCTATGGCAAAAGGAGAACTTAATCCATGGATAAAAATAATCAGAATTGAGGAGGTATCAGCATGAAGAAATTATATGTAGCATACGGAAGCAATCTCAATATTGCACAGATGGCTCTCAGGTGCCCTACAGCACATATTTATGGCACCGGCCTATTAAATAACTGGGAGCTTATTTACAGAGGCAGTATGACCGGATCATACGCAACGATAAGGAGAAGAAAAGGCTCTGCGGTTCCGGTTGTGGTGTGGAGTATAATGGAGAACGATGAGAAGAGTCTTGACATTTATGAGGGATATCCCAGATTTTATTTCAAGCAGAATGTTATGGTAGATCTTCCATCTGGAAAGAAGAAAGCAATGGTCTATATCATGGATTTGAAACGGAAGCCAGGCAGACCGAATCAGCGGTATGTAGAATCCATCCGAGAGGGATATATTTCAAACGATCTGGATATACTCTACTTAGAACGGTCACTCGCTTTGAATTCGCAGGAGTGTAAAAAAGAGACGTTCTGTAAAACGTCCCCTTTTTAGACAAGTGAGGAGTTGCAGCTCCCTACTCGTCAATTTTTGACTTTTGTGAACCGTTAATGGTGTGGGTGGTTCTTGGAGTTTTATTCGGCACCCTTACAATTAACTCATCGAGAGAACAGTCCAATGCCTCGCAGATAAGGTCCAGGTGGTCCAAATTTACCCTATCTACCATCTCATGGTACAACTCGTTAATCGTAGTTGGTCGTATACCGGTCTTTCTCGCAAGATCTGCCTGAGTCCACTTTCGGTCACCAAGTCGTGAAGAAAGTAAAATTCTAATCATACGTCATTGCTCCTTCCGTTATAATCTACCCCTTTTCCGGAGAGAAAAGGGGTATTTGTTAGATTATCACGTAGTTCGTTATTTCTTTATCGTGTGGGATTGAGCAATGACGACCTCATCATCTAATATATCACATCCATTTCATGCTATTTTTTCTTGAGCCACTTACTATTGACAAATCCTGCGTATTTATCAATGGCGACCAGATACCATTTTACACCATCCTTAGTGCTGTAGTATCCGTAACACTTCACTTCTGCGCCCTCTAAGAGAGTGAGGATTACAGTGTTGCCAGTACCGGCTCCTGTCCTCATATTCAGATCAGATGTTGTTACATAGGTTCCGGCAAGAGAATTATTCTTGCTCGTTGCATATCCGACCTTGGCAGAACCGTTTTTGAGCACATATTTCTTCTTTGTTGCAGGAGTGGAAGGTGCCGCCGGAGTTGCCGGCTTGACGGATGCTTCTTTATCATACTTCGGAACTCCAAAGCCCCGGATGTATTTTCCGTTCACAGCAAGGCTTCTTCTCTTGACCGCATTGGAATAATTACCCTCAATTACAGTAATCAGGGCACCTTCTACCTTTTCAACAACACCGACATGATCACTAGAACCCTTATCATCTCCGACACCGCTATCCTGCCAGTCATAAAAGATATAATCTCCAGGGCTCGGAACGTAGGCATCATTCTCCACCCAGCATCCTAACGTCTGGAATAAGGCAATCAACTTATCACAGCCGCACTCTATAGGGATAATGTTTGTATATCCCTTGGCAATGGCACACGCACTTGCAAAAGTGGCACACCATGCATCAGTGTACTTAACCTTATATCCTCTCGCCAGCGGCTTGTGGTTGTTGTAAAGGTCGATAATCTTTTTATGGCTTCCATCAGCTTCCTTGCATCCAATCCAGCTCTGTGCCTGTGCCACAATTTCACTTCTCTTTCTACTCATACTCTTAGTACCTCCTACAAATTTTTCGTAATAATTCTGACCATACGAGGCTCTTTTCTTCTGAACCGCTGTACTCTGGTCAGCAGGTCTTTCAAACTGCAAAAGAACCGCATTGGATGCCTCTGCGACACTTCCTGCGGTTCTCAAAATCTGATATACGGAGCAATACGACTGCTTCAGTTCCTTAACAAGAAATGCAAGCTGCGTTTCCATATCTCCGATTGATGTTTTTTTGGCTCGCACGAATGTAAGCAGATTTTGCTTTCTGCTCCAGTACGTCCATTGAGCCAGTCCATACCCGGCGCAGTCTTTAACGAAATTCTGATAATCTCCGTTATCAACGGCAGCTGTGTATGTATCATCGGTAAGCCCCAGCTTCTTCTCGGAACTGTTCTGCAGATTGGTCGGTTTTAATCCGGACTCTGCATACAGATTCCCCATGAGTCCGGCTGTACCGAACTCATTGAAACCATTGCTTTTTAAGTAATTCCAAATCTTCTCGTCATTTGTTTTTCCAGTTAAAGCCATACGATCGCCTACCTTTTAAACTGTGCGATTGCCTGCATTACCTTGTCATATCCCACCATGGCACATAACCAGGACAACAGAATCAGTGCAATCAGATATACCGCTGTCTGTGCATTAAGTACAGCTCCGACCAGAATAATATAGGCAATGCCAACCGCAATTGAAAGACCGATTGCTACATATCCTGCAAGGGCATTGGAATAATACTTTGTTCCCCGCTCGTCCAACCACTTTTTAATAGCCTCCGTAAAAAGACCAGTCAGTGTGGATACAATAAGTAAACCTAATAAAAATACTTCAAGACTCATCATTCATTTCCTCCATTTCTGAATTGTTATCTTCTTTTCTGTCTGCACGTTCCCAGTCATGCTCCCTTTTCCTGTCCTTGGTCGTGCGGATCCATCCGCAAATGCCGGCTTCTCCGATTGTCGCTGCAATAACAGCACAGGCATACGTTTCCGGTATGGCTGCGTACTCCCGGAATATGCACAGCATCTGCCAATTAAACCAAATAAAAAAGGCAAACATCAGAATCAATACCAGATTCAGAGTGCCTACCTTTCCTATTGCTTTTTTAATGTTCTTCCACAGGTGGAAGCCTCGCCTTTTTCGCATACATACCTCCTACATACCTATCTGTGTAAACATAAAGCCTACAGCAATGCCAATTATCGTTGTGATCACATAACCAACGACCTTTCTCCACATCTCACCGTCTTTGCTTTCTAAAGACACGAGACGTTTTCCTTGTGCCTCCTGCTCTTTGACCATGCTCTCAACAGACTGTGCCAGCTTTTCGATTGATACCGTAAGAGCATTGATCTGCTTGGTGTTTTCTTCCAACTGTTCAATTCTCTTGTTCTGGCGGTGGTCTTCATCCTCAATGCGTTTCTGATACTCCTCGTACTCTGCCCTTGTGATTGGCTCCTCCATTCACTGCCTCCTTTCCAAAGAAAAAAGAGCCTTCCGGCTCTCATTCTTTCATTTCTTCGTACTGATCCATACATTCTTCCAAAATTTTCTCGTCAATCTCCTGGTTTGAATCCACTTCAAAGAATCCATTTATAGTCCGCAGGTTATGTATCTCTCTGACATAGCTTTTCAGTAAAGCTGTCATTCGATATATGATTTCATCCTGCTTTTCAACCATGTCCATATAGATTTCAAGAAGCTCTAAATCATTCTTACCCATGCTATTCCTCCATATTGTGTGTGAGTACAAAATCTTCCCACAGTTTATCCTTAAAGCGGTTTCCATCAACATGCTCAAGCATTCCTGCGTAGCTGGCTGCCACCTGCTTGCAGTAATCGAAGGATACCTCATATTTTTTGTATTTTTCCGCCACTCTCCGAAGGTTCTTTTTCATTCTCAGAGTAGTGCTTTTCCTTAAAAGAACATGATCTGGATAGATTACGCATCCCACGAACTCACACCCACACCTGTTTGGCCGGAGTGCACACCGATCATTAAATTCAAGTAGCAGTTTTTCATTGAGAAACTGAGTGAGCAGTTTCCCATATTCCTTCAGCTTTCCCTTATCTGTATCAGTGATAATGATATCATCTGCAAATCGGATGTATTTTTTTATCCCCAAGGTTCTTTTTGCGTACTGGTCCAGCTGATCAAGATACATATTCCCAATCATGTGTGACAGTCCGCCTCCTATGGCGATTCCCTTATCCCAGAGCATTTCATCGTCCGTAATTGTAAGATGGTTGCCATCAAGTGGCATCCCGAACGGTCGCTGTGTGCTGCACATATAGTACCGCATAAGCTCTACAGTGTATTTGTCGGAGATCTTCTTTTTAATGATATTCATCAAAACTTCGTGGTCAATCCGGTAAAAGAATTTTCTAACATCAAACTTGTAATAATACGCATACTGTCCTCTACCATTAAACTCATGAAACCACGAAGCAAGTCTCCTAACCGCTTCGTGCTGTCCTCTGTCCGTAACACATGCGTATGTGTCAGTTATGAATCCTCTCTGAATTGGCTCATATAGAACGTCATATATTGCCCGCTGAATCACTTTCGTGGTGTAATCAGTGTAAATAACCTTTCTTACTTTTGGATCAAATACAAGGAAGCTGCGATACCGCACTGGTGGAATATCCAGTCTCCTGAGCCTGTCTCTCAAGTTCAGAAGATTTTCCTCAAGGTTCCTTCTGAACTCTATAATCTCCCATTTGTCAGTGTGCTGTGACGCACAGTTCTTATCTGCTCTGAGCAGATTTTCAAATGATGTTATTTCATAATAAACATTCTTTATCGACATTGTTTCTCCAGTTTGGCACACACGGAATTCGGATATGCCTACTATCGGTGTGTGCGCAGTTTTAATTTTTTGCCTATGGCAAGGAAAAGCAGTCCTTTACCTACCATGTACTGGGAGACAGCCCTTGAGCTGTCAGCATCTGACTATTTGGTAGAGCGGAGCGGAAGCCGAGGTTCCAGTTCGAGTTCGAGCGGGGATTGTTGCCGTTCAAGGCGAACAGACCCGCATTAGCACCGTTGTTCCAATTGCCACCAGAGTAGAACGCTACACCGCAATCCCTATCTCTGGACATTCTTGATCCAGCCGCCTACCATTTTACCAATTTCAACGACTTTCTCAGCCCAGATTTCGTATTTTTTGATCGGGAGGAATCCAAGCTTGTAAGAAAGACGGATATATGCCTTTAACTTTGTCACTTCAACATCAAGCTCCTGCAAAGTTGTCTTTTTATAATATTTCTTAGACCCCTCGACTACTCTTTCGAGGATAAGGTTCATACACCGCTTTATATCCACAACTAAGGCAAACTTCTCAGACTTTGGAAATTGTTGCAAACACACGTAAGCATATTCCATCATCTCAAAGACCTTCTGCTGTATCTTCATTTCTTCCATTCTTTTTTCATCCTCCCGTTAAAAACACAAGTTATTTTAGCATCCTTGTTAGAATTTATGCCATTTTGTTACATTATCACGTATTCCGTTATCGTAACCTCCAAAAAATATACCCCCACTATCGTGGGGGTAGACAGAACACATTACTCAGTAGGCAGGTCTACATAAGCGGAGCGGAAGCCGAGGGTCCAGTTCGAGTGCGAGCGGGGATGGCCGCCGCCCAAGGCGAACAGACCCGCATAAGCACCGCTGTGCCAATTGCCACCAGAGAAGAACGCTCTCTCGTCGGCTCCATTGTTCATCCACATATGGTCGTCTTCGTATTCAGATGCAGTCGCACTTGCAGGCAGAAAGGCCAATGCCTTTAACACCGCCTGAGCTGCCGCTGATACAGAAGACGCACAGGTAACGCTTGCGAAAGCACAATCACGAGAAGTGTCAGCCTGAGTGGTGATTGTTGCAGAATAGGTAATCTTGCCAGATACCCAGTCAAGCTTAATAGAGTTCGCTGTAGTTCCAGATCCGTTCGGGGTAATGTACGCTCCGGTTGTCGCATCAATGGCTTTCCACTGTGCACTGGATGCTGCCTGTGAATGGTCGAGATCCGCAGCATTGTTATTAACAAGCACCTGCAGTTCTCCTTTTACAGTTCTGGAACCGCCATTCCACTCCCAGATGTTTCCATTCAAATCCCAGATACCCTCCAGAGTGCCGTCATGGCTCCATGATACAGGACCAGTTCCGGTCAATACTCTGGCTGTTCTTCCGGAATCATTTACTCCTGGAGCAGGAATTGCTTTATAGCCACCCTCAGAAGCATCTTTGCCATAGTTGTTATTACCTTTAGGCAGACAGCCATTTGCCTTGCACCACAAAGCGATTGCCGCCCATTCAGCCCTTGTCATAAGGTGCCATCCGTCGCCCTTCTGTGTACAGTAGCTGATTGCCTGATCCAGATTAACAGAAGTCTTAGGGTCCTCACAAGGAAGGCTGTACGCTCTGTTGTTGTTCACAATATTCTGGTACTTGGAAATGTAGATTGCATCAACTTCCTGCCCATTGACGATAAAGGCAGGATGTACGGAATCTGCTCCGCCAGGGATAACCTGTGAGATTTTGAATTTCGGGATTTTAACCATGACGGAAGGAAGCCCCTTATCATCATAAAGAATATCATTTGTAGGGCACACCGCTTTAAGTGCCATTGCTGCTAAATCAAAATTTGCCATAGTGCTTATACCTCCTCTACTCTTTCTCTCTCATCAACGCTCCAAAGTGTAAGTGTGACATCATCCATGTTAAGAGGCTTTGCAACCATCTGGATGCCTTTCTCTCCATCTTCGCCCTCTGTCTCATGCTCCTCATATTCCTTGGCCGGAATATCGACTTCTGCCACATACCACTTTCCGGATGCTGTGCCGATTACAAGATCTCCATCATCATCAAAACAGATATCCTTATGCTCTGGCTCATCCTTCTGGAGCTTGGCCAGATTCAACATAAGCTCGTCAGCGAACGTGATCTTGGTACCGCTCACTTCGAAATCGATCTTGGTGCCTGCGTTTTTCTCTACAATTTTCATGAAAGAATTCCTCCTTTTACAATGTATTTAACTGTTACTGATGTGGCACTTCCGTCAAATCCAAGCTTGAATCCGTTAAGAGCCTTATCTGATACCGATAATTCCCCCGGAAGCCCACCGGAAAAGCCCGTCACCCTTGCCTCTACAAGGTAGTTAGTTGTTTTCCTTGTCTTGTTAAGATTTATGGTCTTATCGCTGTTATTGAACGGATACTTCAAGGTGTTGGTAAGGGTAACAGTACCCGTTTCCACAATGTTCTCCGCCTCAAGCCCGCTTACTCTTTCTTCGTGATCGGCTTCAAACTGAAGCTGATGCTGAAAGATAATCTGCTGTGCAATCTGCGAATCCTGGATAGCTTCCTCCATGCGGTTGAAGTTCTCTGCACTCTGATTGGTGCCCTGCTGCATGAGTTTCCCGGCAGGCTCCATTGTCACAGTTCCGTCCGCATTCTGAGTAGCTTTGTATGTTCTTGCAGGATCTCTTACATTGTCCTGCCAAAGCATTCTGTCAAACATGTCTTTCCTCCTTCTATTCTTCTACCATAGGCACGTCGATCTGGATCAACGCACCTTCCGTTGAGCTCTTGACAATAGACCGGTTGCCTTCATACGCAACGTCTCCGTCTGCATCAAGCAGTCGTACTTTGGTAATCGTTATTGACATTTCATCGGTTGTCTCGATTTTGAATGTCATGGTATTTCCAGACATACTCTTTTCAGTGAATCGTCCTTCGTACCACTTCCCTGTTGCCGAAGCATAATACTGTGCTCGGGCAATCTTGCGCAGCCACCATCTGCGGTTTTTATCCAAAAAGGTTTTCTGCCAAGCCACTACAATCCCTCCTCTCCACATAGATTTGTACCGCATTCTACATATGTTAAAACAGCAGAGCTTTCGGAAGTTCCAAATGAAACTCTGTTTTCGCTCTGCTGACCTAATGTAGCAATATCAGGGTTGGTTCCACATTGTTCGTATGCTATCAATGCGGAACTCTCATTTGTGCTAATAGTAATCTTATCCTCGTAAGAAATACCTACTGTGGTGTTCTCCGGATATGTGCCGGCTTCCTGCTCCTCTGAGCTCGGTAAATGACCGTAGACCATATCAGATGAACTGGTACGTATATTTACACCATTTTCAAGAACCATGCCCTTGGTGGTATCTGTTGGATACGTTCCTGCGAGCATGTTTTCGTCACTTGGCATATGCGGATATACCACATCATTGCTGATTGTGCCGACATTCATGCCGGATGGAATGTATGCACCTACGGTTGCTATATCCGGCTTTGTTCCACACAATTCATATGGAAATACATAATGTGTGATATTGGTATGGAACTTTATCTTTGTGGTGCTTATGAGCAGGACTTCTGCCAGGATATGTGCTGGCTTCATTTTCTCTATCAGAGCCTCAAGGTCTGATATATATACCTGATTCTCCTCTTTTATCTGTACCGAAATGGTAAGTCTTGTTGTCATTCTTACGGATGGAGTTTCATCACATCCTGTATAATTCTTCACTATGCTCTTAATAAGTGAACCGGAAAACTTGTCTCCGCCATTCCAGAACAGCTTCACCCTTTTTCTTCTGTATTCGAGATCTGTCTGTGAATCAGGAAGAAGATTGAGCCATTTTTCCCACCGGCTTATCGTTTCCTCATCTGCAGTATCGATGAACTGATCCTGCATAAGCTTTTCAAGCCCTTCCGCACCTACATCAAGCGTTTTTCCTGCAAATCTGTAGTTGGTGTCCATTTCCAACAAATCCCGATAAAAAAGCGGACCGTAGGAAAGTAATTCCTCGTATCCGCTTCTTTGCTGATTGTAAAATACTGTACTAAGCATCGATCAGCACCTCCTTCAGAACAGGTGTGCTCTCCTTCCCTACCTTTACATTTTCAGTAGAGCCATTGAGCTTCAGAGAAGCAGGAACATAGTCTAATATGCTTTCTGCCGACGCAATCAGCGAACCAATTGAGGACACTCTCACAGTAATATCCTCGTCTCCATCGACAACCAGTGTCTTGAAATAAGTCTTGATTGCATTCTGGACTTCCGTCTGTGCTGTCTGCTTGCTGTACCCGCTTTTCAAATCTGCACTGAATGATACCGAAATATCAACCGCCTCCGGAGCAGCCGCCAGAAAATGAGCTCCCAGATCAGATACCCCATCTCCTAAGCCATCACTGAACGTAAGAGCCTTGCCGTTGACAGTAACTTGATACCCTTCCACAATCGGATCAATATAACTCTGTACGTCCTCTAATATGCTCTTAGCGGGGATTCCGCCCTCTGTGGAATATATGACAGCCTTAACGGTATTTTCGCCTCCGTACAACGGCAATATGTGTGCCCTGCCCACACCCGCTCTTTCCTCGCACCAGACTTTGTATTGTGAACGATTATTATTCTGTGCCGGTCCTGTTTTCTTTTCCTGCCATCTGCTTCTTAAATCATCGTCTGTTTCTTCCTCAGCTCCCGGAATATAAAGAGAGCCAAGCGTACATGCTTCAAGACCGTTGACTTCGTAGACTGGCACGACATTCTGTCCGGGCAGGATAGAATTGGTCGCAGTTCCAAGGACTTCTGACTCCAACAAAAACCTGTCATCCTTCGATATAAGCTTGAAGTAGCAGGATTCTACAAAGAACCTGCTTCCAAGTTCCGGAGTTGTGCCAGTAAATGAAACTTCATAGTAGGATGGAGTGGCACTTTGTCTGTAAATGCCATCCTGAGCCGCCTTTTCCGTCAAAACATCTCCGGTGCAGGTATCAACTGCCAGCATTTCAAAGGCTGTACTGAGATCATTCATGAATTTTGCAATACGGATGCAGTGACCTGTGGCAGCATCCATGAATAAGCTTCCCTGTCTGGTATCCACCCCGTATTCTTCACCAAGAGCTCTCGCCTGATCCATAAAGTAATCTTCCGTAAATTCTTCAAACACCTAAATCACCTCCTTTGTCTGTATGCTTCCGTAAATTGTGTCTACATCAAACGATATGATCACACTGTCCTGATGCGGATAGGTATCCTTAAATTCAAACCCGAAGTTATAAACATCCAGAATTCTCTCGTCATGAATCAGTGTGTCTCTGATAAGGAAGGGCATTTCTGCCTCTATATACTCTCTTGTTGCAGTGTTCCTTATAACACTGTCACGTATTTCGCTGCCATACTGACTGTCATAAATAAGGCAATGAAAACGAGGTGTCAAAAGGGCTTTCTTTATGAACTGCTTAACAGCCTCCTGCTCATCTATGAATCCGGCAATCCGACCAGCTTCCCAGTCTATAGCGTAGGTTCTTGATGTGATCGTTTCCTCGTCTTCAATGGCAGCAACCGGAATAGCTATGTCAACCGCCATCTGATTACCCCTTTCTGTCCAAAATGTAATATTGTTTTCCGCTGTTGAATGCCAGCAGATAAACGGTATCGCCTTTCTTTAGTGCGTTATGAATCATAAGAACTCCGTCTCTGACAGTAAATGTTGCCAGAAAATGGGAATGTGCTCCATCATCGCTTCCGCTTAGTTCCTCATGTGTATGCTTTCCGTCCGTCTTCGTTTTTGATATGAGAGAGCCGGCTCCCGTTTCCAGATCAACCTCGACCTGGTAGTCCGTAAGGCTTCTCGGTACCACAAGCGAATTGGCGGTTAATACCATTTTTGCATCATTCTTCAGCGTGACTTCCAGTGGAGAGGCGGATGTTACAATTCCCTCCTTCACACTCGGTGCTTCCGGT